ACCGTATCTGGAGGGTGAGCAGCAACCCACCATGCGATAGCGCGAGCAGCAATATGGGATTTACCCGGTGCGTGGCAAGCCGGTACAGCGGTGCGTTTGTTATCCCTTAACGATTCAAGGATTTCAACTTGCTTTGACCATGCGTGTTCATATATTCCTTCCGTCACAAAACCGACAGGATCATAACGGAACTTAGACCACGGGGAAGTATCTATACGGCCAAAAACATTACTGCGTTCCTCAACTGTTAATTTTCCTATAACGCCAAGACGAACGGCATCAGGAAGAAGGCTCAGTCTTTCTAGTGCGTTCACGTTCGCTCGCTTCCGCTGCATCTATTAGTAGCATAAGTTTTGCGTCCACTTCTTCGGCTGTGACATTCTGAACCTGTATTGGCCCGTCATCATTACCAACGATTGTTGTTTTACGGCCGTAATGTTTATGGTCGGTGCGTTCCAGATACCAAGCCCCTGCCTGCCACGACCCATCCTGAGCCGCTTGTTGAATAGCAACCATAGCCCGGTGTGAAGCCTGCTCCTGCGCTTTTTCAATAACCTCAAGAATGCCTAGATAGTTTTGTCCCGCCTCGGTTGGCTCCTCCCCCCGTTCTATTCTTTGTCTTTCCTGCTCGCCCTTGGACTTCCAAACATAGACTGTTGAGGGGTTTACATTGGAGAGTTTCGCGGCGCGCTCCATGTAGTGCCCTGCCGATAAAGCGGCAACAACATTTTTGACTCTCTGATCTTTTTTGTTGGGTGAATCTGACATGTCCTTATCCTATCTTTGAACTAAGTTCATAAACTCTGAGCGAGCATTAGGGTCATCTTTCATGGCTCCGATAAGTTTCTGTGTAACCATTCTTCCGTCATGTTTCCGAACTCCCCTGTTTCCCATACATGAGTGATGTGCTTCTATATATACAGCCACACCAAGCGGGTTCAGGTACGTTTGAATCGCTGACGCTATCTGTTCTGTCATGCGCTCCTGCACCTGCAAGCGACGCGCGTAAGCGTCCACTAGACGCGCTAGTTTTGATAGCCCCACAACTTGACCATTGGGAATATACCCAACGGCAGCGACCCCTCTAAAGGGCTGTAAATGATGCTCACACATTGACACGAACTCTATGTTATGCAGGCACACCATTTGATCATAGTCCTCACTAAAAACGGTAGACAAAATAACTTCAGGGTCTTTCTCGTATCCCTCAGTCATTTCCTTAAACGCTTTTAATACCCGCTTAGGAGTGTCCAATAATCCTTCACGGGTCGGATCTTCCCCAACATATTGCAGGAGCCTTACAACTAAGTCCCTCGGATCGCCTTCGTCCTTTTCCCAAGGGAAAACAACCCACTCGGATACTTCGGTAGCGTCCGGGGCTATATCGGTTGGCGAATATGGCTTCCGGTAAAGCGCATCAACAGAATCGTTAAGGCCGCTGAAACTACTTAGGGTCTTTCCTGTGTCAACTAAGTCATCCACAATTAAGCCGCCATAAGTCGGACTTTCAAGCATTGGGATATTAAGAAGACGCGAAACGATCAACGCCACCGGGACACCCCCGTTGGGGACACCCCAAACTCCCATGAGTTTTACATCTTTCCACCTGCCAGCAAGATTGTTTGCCTCAGTTTCAATATCTTCCCAAGTCATTTTCATACTGCTCTCCTTGCTCCCCATGTCATAACATGAAGGCGCGGAGTGATATTGAAGCCGAGGTCTATCGCTTTGTCAGTTATTTTTTCGGCGTTGCTCATAAGAGTTTCTGCGTCCCTTCCCTCTGGCATGATCCAAACATCTTTGCGAGGGATTCCCGCTTCTGCAATTACCTGCTCAACCTCGTCAAGGTCGCTCCCCTGTTGGCATACGAACTTGAAAATGGATGCGCCGACATACTGGGAAAGAACGTTTATCTTCCTCCGCTTCCCCTCCCTGTTCCCTGAGTTAGCAAGTTTAGGTGACACGTTGAACCGTGTCGGTTGTATTTTCGGAGAGATGGTTCCGTTAGTTTCGATCTCTATTTCTTTGCCCCCAGCCATTAAGCGATTCACCAGAAAAGCAAGGCCGTTCTGCTGCATCATTGGCTCCCCGCCACTAATAATAATAAGGTCAACGTCGAAGCCCGTTAGTTTGTCAATAACTTCATACGTTGTCATGGCGTGGGTTTCTTTGTTCTTATCCCACACCTGCCCGTTGAGTCCCTTCCAGTCCCAAGTGTAAGGAGTGTCGCACCAAGAGCATGTTAAATTACAGCCACTTAAGCGTAGGAACGCGCAGCGTCTACCCACACTTGGCCCTTCCCCTTGGATAGTTGGGCCAAAGATTTCGTTGACCTCTAGAGTTGATTTAAGATTTTGTATTTCTAAGGCTTGTGTTAGACCACTCATGCTTTGCCCCGGCATTATTGGCTCCATGTAGCCCACGTTTTCGGCGTCTCAGATATGGACACGCTCACTGTGCAACCCTCCGGCAAGTCAAGTCTTTCGGCCAACTCTTGGGTTAAGTGACGCGCCATGTTTTCAGCGGACGGTTGAAACTCGAACACTTCGTTTAAGTGCTGATGATCCATTGTTTCATCTAGCCATTTACCGAAAGGTTTTAAGTCATTGTAATCAACTAAAAAGCCGTGGTCGTTAATTTTTTGTGCCCGTAAAGCAACGCGAATAATATAGTTGTGACCGTGAATACGTCCGCAAGGGTGGCCCTCTGCTAAGCCAAACAACTGATGAGAGGCCGACAGGTGGAACTCTTTACTAATTTCATACATATCTAATTCCCAATCTGTTGCAGGGCGAAGTCCCTATCAGCGTATTGTGTCGGGTCTTGTACTCCAGCCAAAATGAACGCCTCAATTCTTTCAACGCAAGTGCCGCAACGACCACAGTGGATCTCCAATCCTTTATAGCACGACCACGTTATTGCGTAGTCCACCCCAATTTCTGAGCCATGTTTTGCTATGTCGGCTTTCGACCATGTAATGAACGGGGCTTCAAGTCTGAACCCGTCAACAGTGAAGCCTTCGTTAGCGTTTTTTATTGCTTCAGCAAACGGAACAAAAAACTCGGGTCGGCAATCAGGGTAAATGAAATGATCCCCTGCGTGAACCCCTGTCGCTACCACTTCGGCTTTATCCGCAACGGCTACTCCGGCTGCGATAGCCAGCATGATCGCGTTTCGGTTAGGGACAACAGTGGCTTTCATTGTTTCCATAGCGTAGTGGCCGTCTGGTACTTCTACCGATTCACTCGTTAAAGAAGAGCCATGTAAATGTTTACTGAGATCCAAAGTAATCACTCTTGAAGTGCCGCCCAGTTTACTTGCAATGCTTTCTAAGGCTTCAAGTTCTTTACTATGACGCTGCCCGTAATCAAACCCCACTAAGGAAACCTCAAACCCTTTACTAGCGTAATGCCATGCCAGAGTCGCTGAATCCATACCGCCCGACGCGACAATAACTGCTTTACTCATCTTTTTCCTCCTCATAATTTTTCATGTAGCCGTATTCGCTTTTTATGTCCGTTCCCGCAACGTGCATGTTTGGCCCTGACGAGTCGTTAGGAAGTTCGTCAGTTGGGCTTACACTCCGGGTTGATTGAGCATTGGGGAACCCTAGAGCAACGTGCATGTTTGGGGCGTGAGATTTGAGCATTGACAAATGAACTTTTGCAGCGTCAACAAAGTGCACGTTGGGCCCTGTGGGGCTTTCGTTAAGCCCGTATCGTGGCGGGGAAACAGAAAATCTTTTGCGTAAATGATCCTCCTGTTTTTGGACTGAAAGAACGCTGAGTCTAACCAGATCGCGGCGAGTCCCCGAAGTGCTTTTTGCTACCCTGTCAGGGCTTATCCCGTACTGTTGAACTAGCAAATCTGAATGATTAAAAGCGTCCTTGCCGTCCAAAGTAATGCCTATTCTTTTTCCCGAGGACTCATTAAAAAGACTAAGCCGACCGTACCTGTATGCAGAAGAAAACCCTGACGAATCAACACTGAACCACGGAAGATTATTTACGAGTTGCGGGTGGGTAGTTCCCCAGCCGTGGAATCGAACTTCCGGGTGGTTGTCTTTCGCATACTTGAACATGGAAAGAGTCCAGCGAAGTAGTTTTTGCGGCTCGCTTTTGCGTCCCACCATACCGCCAAGGCCAATAAAATCCACCCCGTCTTTTGCGTAGTCAGTGATTAGTTTCGGGTCAGATCCGTAGTGGACAGTTGGGACTGCCTCTATCCCTTTTCCTCTCAAGTATTCGTAATTTGATCGTGATTTTTTTGCGTCACCTATAACGTCAAGGCTTGCTACCCAAAACAGGTGTCGTTTCCATTTGGTAGCCCAATCGGAGAAAGCCTCTATGTTTATTGGGGTTCCTTGTGTTAATGCGGAGAACGCCCCACTGTCCCCGATCATTCTTAGCCCCCATGAGTGCATTTGTTGAATGTCAGTTTTGGCGAAATAGTGGAAGGACACAAGGGAACTAATTGGGTGTCTTAGTTCAACCTCTTTGTTCATATACCACCGTCTGTTAAGGAATCAAACGCTGCTTGAATAACTAGAACTACGGCTTCCATGTCTTTAAGTCCGGTCGCCCCTAGTGCAAGCATCCATTTTTGGTGAGTGTCCGGTGGTATTTTGAAACTCACGTTAATAAACCCGTCCTCAAGTTCGGGCTCACCAAACTCGTCCATAAGATCGTCAAGGCTTGGTGGCTCTCCAAAAACTTTAATTAGCCCATCTAAGTCAACGTCATCGAACCCG